GTTGGCGACCAGTGCGTTGATGGCCTTGCTCGATGACATCACGGAGGCCGGGGCCATGCCACGGAGCAGGTCGTTCAGACCACTCACGTCCACCATCTCGCGGTCGATGCGTGACAGGAAGGACTCCAACTGGAACTCGGGCATCCACGGCTCGATGCGCTCGACCCGGTTCCCGCCACCGGGGGCGATCACCTGATTGGGCTTGGGCCGCAGCCCGGCAGGCACGGCGTCAGGGGCGTCGGGGCCGACCAACTGCCAATACTGGGCGTTCACGATGTTGTGCATCAACTGCGACCCGGACGACATGCGCTCGTCCTTCTCGCGGATCAACTGCTCGATGTCGAACAGTTCGGGTCGGCCGTTCGGGACACCGGGGATGAACGAGTTGAACACCGGCACGTAGGGGATCATCCCGCCGTACTCGGTGAACTTGGCGTTCTGCACGATCCGGTTGCCGACGATGATGGCGTTCCACGTGTCGTGCTTGACCGGCTTCAGCCTGCCGCTCGTCGGGGCCTGCCGACGCGGCTGGCGGTACCAGTAGTCGGTGACCTCGATGTGGCCGTACGACCACATCAGGCGGCGCGCATCGGACCACGACCCGAACAGCGAGTAGGGCATCAGGTACGGGTACGACTGGCCGCTCGCGTCGGTCTGCTCCACGGCGACGAGGCCGAACTTGCTGAACGCCTCCTCGGGTGTGACGAGGTAGGTGTACGCCGCCCAGTCGAGGGTGCGGTAGTCGCTCTGGCCCCAGCCCAGCCACAGGTTGCGCGGCTGGTCGATGACCTCGATGCGCGGCCAGCCCGTCTCGGCGTCCCAGTACACCTTGGCGGCGGTGCGCCCGTACAGGCCCTTGACGATGCAGGCGCGGTGCCCGGCGATGTCGAGGCCGACCTCGGCCTTCCACGACATGTACAGCCGCTCGGCCAGTGCGGCCGTCTCGCGGGCGTCCTCGGTGTCCTCGTTGGGGAGGATGTTCTCGATGGGCGTCACGGCCTGCAGCGCGGCGGGGATGTCCACGTAGATCGGCGGTGTGTTGATCGAGACGTGGGCCTTGCCCGGCAACTTGGCGCTGGAGTGGTACCACCAGTGCGAGGCACCCTTGCCAGCCAGCATGGCCTCATCGGGCGGGTAGTACAGCGAGTCCCAGCGGTCGCACGCGGCAGCGAAGTTCTGCTGGTCAGCGAACACCTGCGTGCGGCGGGACGAGATGTCCTGCATGAGGACGAGTTCGTCCTCGTTGTAGGTCCCGTTGTTGAGGTCACGGCGCGAGAACTCGATGGCCTTGTTCAGGTCGAGAACTGCCAACGCCACTGCTCTTCTCCGCTTCTACCGGTTTGCCCCGATTGGGGCAAACCGGTAAGGATCATCCTCTCGCCAGCCTCGCGAGGAGTTCTGGCCCGGATAGTACACCGACGGGCTCGGGGTCGAAGAAGTCGAACGGCACCTCGTTCATCATGACACCGGGGTTCCTTCGCGCCACATCGACTGCGACAGCCAGTGCCATGACCGCGTCCTGCTCGATCTTGCGGTCGTCCAACTTGTACCCGAGCAACTGCCGCCTCAGCCCCAGCCACTTGCCCTTGTTCGGCAAGCGCAGTCTCCCAGACTCGATGGCCTTCTTCAACTGGTTGAGCAGGTGCAGTTTCTTCTGGCGCGTGCCGCCGAACTCGACGGCCCGCACGTTGATGGGCAGGAGGTCGCGGAACACCTTGCCCCCGAAGCCCGTGGCATCAAGCCCGCTGACACACGACGTGCGCTGGTCGAGCGCCGTGTAGGCGTTGTGCTTGTTCAGCACCATGCCCGCCACGGTGAGGTGCGTCTGGCGCCCCGAGAGTTGTTCGACGCACACGCCCGTCCAGATGGACCCGGCCGTGACATCAAGGACGAGCGACCATGTCGAGTCGAAGGTCAACGCAGGGTCAACGCCCTGCACGTAGCGGTGGCCCGCCCTCGCCGGGACGTACTCGGGGATGTCGATGAAGCACGCCTTGACGGACTCGGCCCCGAAGAACGCCTCGCGTGACTCGATGGGGAAGCCATCGATGTTCTGCGGGATCAGGTACGTCGGCATCGAGGCGAGCAGGCGGTCGAACATCTTCTGGTCGATGCCGAAGCCCACGTTCTCGCGGGTCGAGATGCGCACCGAGATCGAGTCGATCCGCTTGTCGGGGTTGTCGGGGTTGCCCTCCTCCCACTTGTCAGCGAACGCCGTCAGGCCCTCGGTCATCGTCCCGATCAGGAACAACTGCCCGCCCGTGGACAGCCGCCGCAGGTGCAGCACCTCCTCGATGACGAAGTCGAAGTTGGGGTCGAACGCGCACTCGTCGTACGACTCACCGTCCATGTCCTTGCCGAGTGAGCCGATGGCCCGCTCGCCCGTGGTGCGGAAGTGGATCGTGCCGCCACCCAGCACGGGGTGCCAGATGATCATCGGGTACTCGCCCCGGTACTTCTTCTCCCATGAGGCCACGTCCGACCCCATCGCCTCACTCAGCGGACAGCCGTGCTTCTGCGCCTCGTGGGTGCCCGACAGGATGCGCACGATCTCGTGGTAGACGAGTTCCGACACCTCGCTGTGGATGCCGAAGTGGTACCACTCGTACGCCTGATTGAGCCACTTCTCCACGTCCCGCTCGTCCAGCGGGTTCGGCGGGCGCCGCCCCATCTTGAACAGGGTCGAGTGCATGACGATGATCGCCAGCCCCAGCGTCTTCCCTGCGCGGTTGCCAGCAGCCGCCGCGATGGTGAGGTAGCGCGCCTGCCAGCGTGACTCGTCGCGCGTGATGTACGCCTTGAACAGCCGCTCCTGACCGGGGTGCGGGTTGATCCCGAGGAAGCGCCGGGCGAAGAAGGACACGTCCCAGCGCGCCCGCATCATGTCCTGCGCGAACGAGGTCTGCGCGAAGGGGCCGAACACGCCCGGCCCGGCGTTGATCATCGACGCGGCAAGCGCCTCGCGCGCACGCTTGGTCGCGCCACGGCCGGGATGCTTGGCCTCCTGCGACCGCGTCTCGTTGCGGGCGCGCGTCTGCGCGAGGCTAGGCACGCGGCTCGACCAGCGCGGCTGGTGCGAGCGGGGTCACGTCGATGGCCCTGCCCTCGATCACCTCACTCGGCGTCATCATCACCGCGCCGCTCATGAGCCGGGCGAGGTTGAGCGACAGGTCGCGGTCGGCCTGCTTCTCGGCGCGGCGGTCGAGCAGCGCCTGCGCCTGCAGCCCGTGGCTTGCGGTCACGCGCAACTCCCCGGCCTCCAGCATCTGGGCAGCGCGCTTCTGGACGAGTGACGCGAAGTCGAGTTCGGCCTGCGTGTGCGCGCCCGCCGCCGCCGCGTCCACCTGCTGCGCAAGCGACAGGTCGCTGGCCGGGTCCATGCCGTCAAGGCACTCCGCGAAGTGGCGACGGAACGTCTCGGCCTTGATGGGCTTGCCCAACTTCCGCGACTCCGTCTCCATCGCGTTGGGCGTGAGCCCGGCGACCTTCAGGGCGTGGAACTGGGGACGATGCTCGGACTTGCAGACCGTGCAGCGTGCGCGCGTGGTGCGACGGGGCTTGTCCGTCGTGCTGGGTGCTGTCATGGCGCACATCGTACAACCCCCGTCGCAACCCCCTTGCACGTCCGGTGTAGCAGTGGTAGCATCCGTGTTGCAACGGCGTGGCACCAAGCACAACGCCAGCACGAAGGAGACACGGCAGATGCCGCTCATCACCGTCAGCGCCGGTACCCCGGCCCTCGCCCCGGCCACCTACCCGGCCACGCTCATCAGCATCGCGCCCAAGCGCCTCGTCACCAAGTTCAGCAAGAACGGCGAGGAGCAGGACTTCTTGGAGTGGACGTGGCTGGTCGAGGGTCCTGAGAAGGACATCGAGATCACCAGCCTGACCACCCTCATGACCGGGCCGAAGTCGCGCATCTTCGAGTACCTGCTCGCGCTCGTCGGCCCCGAGAAGGCCGCTGTCGGGGCCGGGTTCGAGGAGGACGACCTCGTCGGCAAGAAGGTGCTGGTCACCACCATCGTGGACGACGGCGGCTTCTCCAAGATCGAGCGCATCGTGGCCGCGCCGACCGCCCGCCAGCGCAGCGCGACCGCCGCTCCCGCCGCTCGCGCCCCGCAGCCCCCGACGGTGGCCGACGACGACCTCCCGTTCTAGCCACACCGTGTAGCACCTGCTACACTGGCCCCATCAGCCCCGGCTGGTGGGGCCTTTCCATGTCAGGAGCATCGATGTCAGCACGAACCCAGACCGTCACGGCCTACAGCCTCACGGAAGCCGCCCGCCGCCTCGGCGTGAGCCGCTGGACGATCCACCGCGCCATCAAGGAGGGCAAGTTGCCCGCCCAGAAGAGCGGCAACGCCACGATCATCTGGACGGACGACCTCTTGGAGTACGTCCTGCGGTACCGGAGTGGCGCTGGCATCACGCAGGCGTAGACTTGACGGCCCGCGACCCCATTCCGGTCGCCAGCAGGGCCTGAGAACCCAAGAACCCCCGCGACCAGAGGTCAAACGGGGGCTCTAGGTTTCGTCCAGCACGAACGAGGAGTCGATCATGCCCGATCAGGGCGATATTCGCAACCGTGACCGCTTGGAAGCGGCACTTTCCCACGTCGAGATGGGCTTCGGGGCCTTCTCCGTGTGGTCAACCGACGACAACGGGGTCTGCAAGTGCGTCAAGGGGCGCGATTGCGTGTCGCCGGGCAAGCATCCCATCCCCCGAGACGGCTTCATGGCCGCTTCCACCGACCCGGACATGGTCAGGGCCATGATGACGGCGGGTTCCGAGCCCAACTACGGCCTTGTGTGGCCCGAAGGTGGGGACATCGTGTTCTCATGGGACATCGACGGGCCTGACTGGAAGGCACGGATGGACGATCTTGCCGCCACGTACGGTCGTCTGCC